TCATTGCAGGAGGCATGCCTTGAGGCGCTCCCTGGGGCATCCCTTGAGGCATGGGGCCGCGCGCGGGAGGCATTGCGCCCTGCATTGGCATGCCGCCAGCAGGACCGCCCATTTGCATCTTCTTGGGCGTGCCGCCTTTTCTCATCTTGCCAACACCGTCGGCCGCAAAAGAGGGCACTGATTTGCCGTCTTTTTTAACCATTTTCATTTTTGAGGTCGCCATATCTACTCCTTACTTTGCTTGTTGAATAAGTTGGTCAATTTTTGCTTCAAGCCGATTAAAGCGTTGGTCAATGTGGTCAGTAACTCTTTGCACTTCTGTGTTAGTCGCGTAATCACGGGCAATCTCCTCGCGTGTTTTGTTCAACAGTATGTCTATCCGCTTGACTTCTTCAATTTTTTCACGAATGAAAAACCACAATCCGCCGAGTGCAACGGATAAAACGGTTGACCAGATTAAGTTAATGTCCATCAGCATTTCCAGCGCTCCAAAGCAGCCGCCTTGCGGGTAGGCTTGCCTTTTTCATCTTTCATGGGTCCCGGCATGCCGCTCATGCGCGCGCAGAACGAGTCCTTGCGCTTACCGCCTTTGGGCTGGGGGGCCTTCAAATTACTTCCTGTTGCTGCGTTGTACTTAGCACGGCCTTTGGCAGTCAAGCCCGCCCCTTTGGAGACGGGCAATTTCTCACCACGACCAACCGAAAGGGATGGCGCTTTCTTAGCCATTACTGCGCGGCTCCACCATAAAAGAACAACGTCACGCTGGTAATCTCCACGCCAGAGACATCAATAAACACCCCTGAGTCAAAAAGAATTCCCATGTCCGGCAAAAGAATGTCAGTGGCTCCGGCCACAGCAGCGGTGGTGAGGGTCAGCAATGCTGTGGCCCCAACAACACTACCATTCCTTAGCGTAATTGTTCCGGCCGTTGCCGTGTTTGTGAAATAAATGCCGGCTACCCGGGTGCGACCCGCAACGGCATGCGCGTCGACAGTCTTTGTGACTGCCTGAATATTGCTGCTGCTCATGTCAGCTCCTGGTTAAGCGGTACGTGTGAAGACGTATGCGGTGGCGCTGGAGAACATCAGCGTGAATCGGGCCAGGCCTGTAACACCCGAAGCAACGGTCAAGTCACCAAAGGAACCGGGAGTGTCTGCAGCAGCGCTAGACAAAATACCGTTCACAGCAACAACAATAGTCACTGTGTTTGCGCCACCGGTGTTGTCAATGTACAGGTCAAAAATTGTGCCCTTAACTGCTCCCAGTGCTGCTCCAAGCAAAGTGCCAGTTGGCAAAGTAATGGCGGTTGCAGCAGCAGATGTGGAAGTAATGTAGCCAGTAGCAACTTCAGCAGCAGTGGCTGTTGCAGTGGCATTGATTGCGGCGGTCGTAGCATGCGTGACGCGGCCGGTTCCTGCAATATTGCCTGTGACGTTACCTGTGACGTTACCTGTGACGTTGCCCGTAAGATTGCCAACAAAACCATTGGTGGACGTGACTGGGCCGGAGAAGGTGGTTGATGCCATGATTTTTCCTTACATGCAAGTGAGGGTGTTCTGTCTGCATGTCGTCAGCCGGGACTGTCAGAACACCGGATGACCCCGGAATAGTTGCAATATATCACGGTTTAAAATGAGGCGCAACAAATAAAAAGGGCTCCCGAAGGAGCCCTAGTGGCAGGCCAGTCACCTCTACCGTACTGAACCTATTAAGCGCCAGGTGAGCCAAATATGCCACGGGGATCGCTGAAGCCGAAGCTGTAGCGTTCACGGGCCTTGTAGCGCACGTTGCCGGTGTCGAAGTCGCCTTCAAAACCAGTCTTCAAGGTAACGCGCTCAAACATTTTCATGCCGTTAGGAGCGTCAGTCTTGATGAAGTACGCATCTGGATCGGTCAGGAAGTTGTTGACCACGTAGCCCTGAGGCACCATGCCCATGTTGAGGATCGCGTTGACGTCGTTGTCCGCAGTGCCCACACGCAGTGTGGACTTGAGGATACGGTCAGCCGTGAACTGCAACTCTTTAGGGATGATCAGCTTCAAGCCCTGCACCGCAATCTTCAAACCACGCTCATCGGTGAACGCTTGAATGTCGATCAAAGACTGTTCCAAGGAGGTCTCGGACAAGTCGGCAGGTGTAGCCAGGGTGTTGGCCAGGTTCGGACCTGACAGGGTAGGGTGGTTGGTTGCGCACAGAACAACACCGTCGCCACCGATGGAGGTGGTGAAAGCGCCGTTGAGCACAGCCGCAGCCTTGATCTGCTTGGTCTGAGCCATGGAACGAGCCAAAGCCTTGGTGTAGCGGGCAGACAAGCGGTCGTAGAGGTTATCTTCAACAGCTTCTTCTGTCAGCGAGAACGCCAAAGCGATAGTCTCGTGGGTGTAGCGAGCCGTGTAGACCTCTTGCGCCTGGTCGTATGAAACGCCCGAGCCTTCAGTCTTTACGGGAGCTTCGCCAAAGCCCGATTCCATCACTTCCTCTTCAAACGCGCGGTCAGAAGATTCGATGGCGTAGATTTGGGTGTGTTGATTCTCGTAGTTTTTGTACTCGAGTCCGAACAAAGCATTGAGACCAGGCTCAAGCTCTTTCACCAGTTGTGCACGTGAAATTGCCATTTATGTTCTCCTTATTGACCAGCAACACCGGCACTACCGTACACGTGTTCGTTGATCTTAACTACCACCACGGCAAAAGAGCCGTACTCGTTACTTGGGACGTTGTACAAACCTACCGTCTTTAGGTTCAAAGCGGCTGTAGTAGCAAGCGTAGAAGAGTTCAGTTCCATGGTGGACACACCAGTGGTGGTGCTTCCGCCTGTACCGATCACGTCTGCATTCTTGCCCACATCCGCAGCAACGAAACCTGCATCACACTGAACCAAAAACAACTGGCTAGGATCGTCGATCACATCGGCAACAATTTTACCTGCTGTGATGTTGACAGAACCTGGATAGAAGTTCTTGAACGTGGGTTTTCCTGTGGTGGGATCAATGTAGTTGCAACCGTTAAACACGCCTACCGCAGCAGTGTGTGTAGCAGGGAGAAACCTCGTAATGAAACCAGATGCAAGAGCAACCAAGTCGCCTTGGAAAATTGTTCCAGCTTGGTTATCAGCAATCTCATATCCGTACTGTTTTTGTGCACCAGTAGCAGAAAGATTGCCAATAGGACGAAAGCCGAAAGCCTTGTCAGTATTAGCCATTTGTCATTTCCTTAAAAGTGAATTCTGTTAGCTCTTGTTAGAGCCGCCAAAAGAAACGCGAGACTGACGTGTGGGTCGTTGAATGGTCATGCTGTTGTGGGCATTCGCTTTCATCAACTCGTTGTCCGCCGCCTGTAATTGGTCATTCGCTCGACCTTGGTAATACGCACTGCGTTCTTCCAGTGTCTCATTCGGGATACGTGCAAGAAGTAAGCCTCCCACGCTGATAACACCAGCATGTCGGCCGTCTTCTACTGTTGGGACATGAAAGTCGGGGTACTCGTCCCCACGAACCAGCTCATACCCCTCGCGGAGCTTTCCAGAGATGTTCGTGCGGTCGTCTTTACCCGCAACTTCAGCCCGAATCCAACGGTGCTTATATCCAGGAGGTGGAGGTGGCGCATCCAGTCGTGAAGGGGGAGCCCAAGGCTTACGTCGCGCATCTTTCTCCCGGGATTCGAGCCCGCGAGAAGTGCGATTGAGGGTAGGCAATTTAACGTCTGACATGGTCTTACTCCTTTACGTACTTGGCATATTCCTCGAGAGGAACACCCAGCTTTTTGGCAATTGCAACTTGACTTGGGGTCAACTTGACAGTGCGGCGTGCGTTGTTGATACCCGATGATCGGGATGCAGGTCCCACCGTTTGCACGGTTCTGGCGGTCCTGTTAGTTTGCGCTTGCTGCTGACCCCCACCCAGTCTCTGGGGGAAGGTCTGCTTCAAGCGGTTGTCTAGCTCATCATAGTACTCATTGCTGTTTGGGTCAAATCCCTCGCTTTGAATCAACTGGCGATGGATTCCCCACGCTGCATGGGTCATGGCAGTGTCGCGCCCGTACCAGGGGTTTCGCTCGGCCCAGTCCTCTACTCGAGGGTCAACCTCCTGCTGCACTTGCACCTGAGGCTGCTGGGCAGCCTGCTGGGCGGCAACTTGCTGTTGGTAATTCCATTGCTGGACTTGTTGTTCGCGTTGCTGAGTAGCAACATTGATTTGGCTTTGCTCCATGGTCAGCGTTGTGAGACGCTGCTGGGCTTCCGTTTCAGTGTCAATGTCACCTTCTTCGCGGGCCTTGCGGATGATCTGCTTGAGAGCCACCACTTGCGTCTGAACACGGCCATTGGCCTCGCCCAGGCGCTCGCCATCCACCGTCATGTACTGCTGCTCAAGCTGCGTGGCACGGGCCTGGACGCTCTTGGCGTATTCCAAGGCTGCCTGCTCACGGCGCTGGGTCTCGCGCAGGCGCGCGGTTAGTTTGTCAATACGTTTCTTGACACCTTCGCTGTACTGGTCAAGCTCGCCCCCATTGGACTGCTGTGACTGGGTCTCAACCAGAGGCGCTTGGGGCTTGTCCAACGCTTCAGCAGCGCCGTCCTCCCCGATTGCAACGGTGGCAGGACTTTCGTCCTCACCTATCTTAAATTCAAGTTGCTCATTCATGCCATTGCTCCTTTACATGTGCAGAATATCTTCAGGACTGTTGACCACTCCAAGTACCTCATCGTCGTTGATGAGACGAATTTCACCGCCGTCGATTGGGATGCGCGCGCCAGCGTAACGGCCAAAGATGATCCAGTCTCCCTCTTTGCACCACGGTCCGGTCGGGAATTTACTCTGGTCAGCATAGGCAAGGTTGCCTACTTTTAGGACATAGCCACAGGTGGTAGCGAGCTGGGTCTTGCGTTGCGTTTCTTCGGCCAGGACGATACCGCCCTTGGTCTTTTCTGCGCCGCGATAGGGGAGAATGGCAATGCGCCACCCACTAGGTTTTGGAATGGTGTCGATAACCGCTTGGTCGAGCTTCTCGGGGTCAAACCCGAGCTCGGTATAAGCGTCTTCCAAGGCCGGCGGCTTGTTTATTGCCTCCTCTGCCCATTTACGCTCCAAAGCGGTCATGTTGATTTCAGGTATCTCTACGGTTTCCATGGTCTTCCTTTCATTTGAGAAAATCGTCTGCATCATCCGTGACTTTTTTGAGCAACTCTTTCACGGAATCTTCAACCATTCTCAAACCCTCAAGGCGACCCATCATG